TAGGAAATCTCTTTCGGTAGCAGCCATTACTATCTGCCAGCCAGATTTGCTTCGAAGTCCATTGTTGCAACGGCGTCTTCCAAGTCTCCTGCAAAATACTCAAAGTTTGGATTTTTTGAGTCAGTCAAAACAAACTCACCAAACTCATTCTTCCTGATCCGATATCCCCTCTCTCTCGCAGCCTGTTGAGCCTGTCTCTGGGTCATTCCCGGTCGGTATGAAGACCCAACCCTTCGCAAGTTTCCACTTTTTGTAGCAACCCTACGAAGCGTTCCACCCATTCCGGGCACAAGACCAAGAATGCCCAGTGCGGTACCACCCAGATCTCTATCCCTGATTGCTTCTAGTGTTCTGGCACCAGAAATAGCCTGACCTGTGTACGGGGCACTTTCGGCCGCAAGGATTCCAATAGCTCTGAGTTTTTCTAGTAGTTCATCCATCAGTAATACGCTGCCCTTCGATGACGGAAGAATTCCTCTTCTCGCTCATCACTGTCCAAAGAAACGAATCCACCCTGCCTGAATCTCAGCAGGGCTTGAGTGCTTGCATCAACAAGGTCGTCGTGGTCCCCGGCAGGAAAAGCGGCAAACTGCTCAACTACTTCTTCCGCCCATCGTGTCTTAGGTGCCCAGACGAGTCCTGATGAAAATAAGTCAGATATTGCATTTACGCGAGCAATTTTATCTCTACCCCTGCTAGGTGTGTATTCGCTAACAGGAATGCCCATCCTTCGGAGTTCAAATATCAAAGGAGAACCAGATGCCTTTGCTTCAACAACAAACGCATCAGGCTCAAACTCCTTATACATGTCATATGCTCTAACCTTCAAGTCAGGAAACTCTAGCCTTTCTTGAAACGCATCCAGCAAAATTATGTTGGAGTTTCTATCTTCATCGTAAAATACACCCCATGTTGTGCAGGCACTGTAGTCTGCTGTTTCTTTTGCAAGGAACGCAGTATCCCAAGACTGGATAACAAACTCACAGGGCGGTGGTGATTTTGCCTTCCACTCTTTCCACCACTCGCGCTTGATCAGCGCACCTTCTTCGGATGTTGGATCTTGCTGGTACTGGGCAGACCACTTTGAAATCGGAAGCTCTGACTTCAAAGCCTCAAGTTGTTCTATGGGCCAGAACCCCGGCCAGAGCGGGTTGCCGCTTGGCAGGATCGCAGGAAGCTCAATAACCTCCCATTCATCCGATCCACCCCTTTGGATGGATGATTTAAGTATCTGCCCTGTCAGGTCCCGCTTTGACCACCGCGTCATTACGACACAGATGGCCCCTCCGGGCTGCAATCTCTGCCTTGGTCCAGATGTGTACCACTCGTAGGTCTTGTCGTAGATGGCAGGATCGTTGAGAGCGGCTTCCTGCTCTGAATGCGGATCGTCAATAATCAGAATATCGGCACCCTTACCCGTAACCGCACCACCCACACCAATCGCGAAGTACTCTCCGTTCTTGTTTGTACTCCACCGTCCTGCAGCCTTGGAGTCTGATGCAAGAGATACGGCATCAAAAACAGCCTGATAATCTTCAGACCCGACCAAGTTTCTGACTTTACGGCCAAACCCAACAGCTAGTTCGGCTGTATGAGCAGTCTGAATTACTTTTTTGTCTGGATACTTACCCAGATACCATGCCGGGAACAGGTGGGAGGCAAACTCAGACTTGGTGTGCCGGGGTGGCATGTTGATGATGAGTCTTTTCAGGGACCCGTCAGCAATTCTATTGAAGGCATCCGACATCACCTTGTGATGATCACCTTCAATGAACGCAGGCCAGACGGTTTTTACGAACGAAAGAAAATCCTTCTGGGCATCTACCCTACCTTTCGCATCGTTCAGTTCTTCGAGCAAACGCAAAATCTCTGCCTTCTCGTCCTCGGGCAGAGATTTAATCTTATCTAGAAGATTTTGTTGCATTACCAGTCTCAAACCATTTCAAGATGTCGTCAGCAGCATGCCTGTATTCATCAGACTCTTCGTACATCTCTTCTAATGAAAGCAATTGAGCCTTCATAAGCAACATTGCATGCTTTTTTAAAAGATCTGCAGCACTATGGCTCGAAAGGTATTTTGTTAAGTCTGCACCAGAATACCACTTCAGGCGGGTCTGTATTGGGTTCACATCGTCTCTCGGCATACTCAATCACAATCCTTGATAAATCAAACCACATCTGACTGCCGCGCTCATACCCCAGTCCACCCAAGTAGTCTTCAAGGATGTCTTCAGCAGTGGGGCCTGTGTAACGCACCTTACCGGGACCATGGGGCACATACAGATGCCGGAGTGGTGATCTAGTCCCTCTCTGGGACGCTGTAGAGGCGATGTAAGCCTCAACGGCAGACCAGATGACCTCTAACACCTCTGAGACGATGACGGGCTTTAGAGAGCCCTCTACCACCTCAGAAGGCGAGATCCTTGTCACCTCCTTCGACGTAGAGTTTGTGGTAGTGTCGTGCAAGCTCAAGCGGGTCTGAGTGGCCATGCTCGGCAAAAAACGTCTTAATGCCCCGGTTGTGCTGATCTATATGGCACATCCTGCATAATGGCACAAGATGCTCACTCGTACCCCCGGCCCCTCTAGACCTCATATGGGCAGGATCACTGGGTCCATGTCTACCACAAGCAGAGCAGGGCAGGGAACGAATCCAGTCCGCCTTCTTTCCAAACTGCTTCTCGTAGAGACGAACGCGCTTGGCAAACTTTCTGCTCATCAGACCCCCAGTATATACTAAGTAAAGTTACTAAGTAATTACTTTTTAGAAAGTCCTTTAAAAATACCTTAGTAAAAACAAAAAAAAATACTTAGTAAATTCTACTTAGTAAATTTACTAAGTATATACTGTACGACACCTAACTTTTTCGTTTTGTTGGGAAATTTTTTTCAGCGAAAAAAGAGCAAGCAAAAGAAAAAACAAAACGGGGTGAGACCTAGAAATACCTCGTGTCCAAAAATGAACCCTGTCGAGCCCTGATAAGTGCGATTAAACGTGCAAAAGCTTACTTATTTGGGCGGCTACGTCACGCGCGCGTTCGGGTGGGTGGGGGGTACTGGGGTTCAGGGATTGCATATTTATACACCATGCCTGCATATCTCCTGTATCACATAGATGCGCAGCTTATCCGAAACAGGCTCAAAAAAGTTTTTTGAGATTGTCGGCCTTGTAACTCGTTGTAGCACAATAGGTTAGGGGTCTTGCGCACCTGTTGTACTTGTTGTATACCTTATTCGTTGATTGAAAACACGGGTCTTGAGATCGGGTCGCCATCCGGGCGCAAGCTGCGCCCAAAGGAAACGACCTATGTCACAGAACAACGAAGTAGTGCTGAAGCAACTCCAGAAGACAATCCGCAGGGAAGTGAAGGAACTCCGGCAGATCGCGGCTCCGGCCCTGATCGTGCTGAGTCTCCCGAAGGAGCCCACTCCTGAAGACATCGAAGGGCTCTACTTGGTGGTCCAGTCGGGCATGAAGGCGGAGAAGGAGTACGGAGTACCCTGCCAACAGTTCACAACAGCCCAGACGTTCAGGAACGCTAGGCCTCTCTTCGAGGCCCTGCTGAACTACCGGGATGAGCCTGAGGTGCGAGACGCATACGATGCCGAACTGGCAAAGGTGACGATCGACGCCGACAAGGGCGCTGTGATGGCAGAAGGTGCCGGATCTTGGCCGAAGGGTTCGGAGATTGTTCAGGCGATGGAGAAGGCGAAGAGCCGACTCGTCGAAGAGGCGAAGGTTTCGAAGGAAGCCGTCGAGAAGGCGCGCGAGATCCGGAAGCTCAAGGTCTCCGCGCTCGAAGCCCTGAACACTGAGATGGACGCGACGGACGCGCTCCAGAAGGTCTCAGAGTATCAGGCCGGACTGCAGGAGCTTCTGTCCGGAGCGGGTGGACTGGTCCACCTGCTGCGAGCCCCAAGCCTGCCGGAGCCCCGGAAGTTCTCCTTCAAGGGCGGCGCGCAGGACAACAGAAAGAAGGGCGAGAGAACGATCGCAGACGTTGGCGTCTCGATCTCCTAACTAACCAACTGACCTGATCTCAAGACCCGCAATCAACAGCCCCTCGAACCCTCCCGGTTCGGGGGGTTTTTTGCGTCCAGTCTCAAAAAACTTTTTTGTAATCCGGTGTATAAATATTCACCCCACCCCAGTCTCAAAAAACTTTTTTGTACTCCCCTACAAGTAACCGGGGTGAGGAATCGAAGTAGTATGCGTGAGGGATCGAATGAATAAGTAACCGGAGTGAGGGATCGACTAAGTAACAGGGGTGAGGGATCGACTAAGTAATGAGGGTGAGGGATCGAAGTAACAGGGGTGAGGAATCGACTCAAAAAAGTTTTTTGGACCCTATGATTTCGTTTGAAGGGGTTCGAGAGAGCCCCTCCGCTACTTCTGACCCCTCTCTACAAGTGCTATCACGAGTCGAACAATCTCGACAACCTCTTCTCCAATTCGCTTTCAATGTCCTCTGGTGTCCTGTGCTCCACTACCATTTTTGTAGTGTCTTCGAATGCCCCCTCTGCCTTACCCAATAGCTCCAATGCCCGGACTCGTGTAGATGGTGGGTTGGTGTCGTTCATTGCTTCTTTCTTGAGCATCTGAAGTACCCATTCGCGGCTTAGTTTCTTGTGTGTTGCCCTTGCCTCACGCTTGTCGGCACGAAGGTCCTCTACTGTCCTTCGTATCTTTTCCTTCTTCATCAGTCGCGAGCCTTCGACCCGGACAGACTTGTCACTCGCGGTGCTCTGATATGCCTTTCTGTAGGCATCCGTATAGCTGAGGCCCTTGGCAACGAAACCGGCGAATGCGGCTTGTTTGGGCGTTAGGGTGTTATCCTTATTCATACCCAACGGTAAAACCCTATTTCATGGGGTGCTAGTTGCAGTATGATTGTTACTATATTGTTACATAGAGGGGTGTTGACATTTACATATTGACCTATTAGATTTAATGCGTAGGATCGAAGCGGGGCCAAGAGCCCCAAAAAACTTTTTTGAGGAGCAAGTGATGAACTACGCAAGGATCACCAAGACCAAAATCGCCGCTGACTACCCGCACCGAATCAACGAAGATGGTTCCGGGATGTGGGGGTGCCCTGTTTGTTGCGGGGATGGGCGCACAACAGATGTACGGTATGGGTGGGTTGTGGTGAGAGAGGGTAGACCGTTCAACGTGTGCCGTTGCGAAGCGTGTGACGTGTGGAACGCATAACCAAAAAACTTTTTTGAGGAGGAAGTGACATGAGGAAAAATCAGCAAGGCACCGTCAAGGCATGGCGGGGCGGGAAGTCCTTCGGTAGGCGGGGCGACTCCATCTGGACCGATGGTGACGGGATCTACTCCTACGCCACATGGATCGTGTGCCCGAGAAAGGGTGGCCCGTTCCTGTTCAACGCCACGAAGTACAGCACAACAACCACGATCCACCAGAACGCGATCCGCGCATACATGGAAAGCGAAGGACTTGATGTGGAGGTGTACGACAACGAACCAAGAGGCACCTCCTACAAGCTGTAGGAGGGGTGTTGACATTGTTGCATTGATGTATTAGCTTTATTGCGTAGGATCGGAGTGCGGCAAACGAGTCGCAAAAAACTTTTTTGAGGAGCTTCACATGGCGTGGAGAAGCGATGTCGGTGACTACTTGGTCGCCCACCAGAAGATCAGACGGGAGCACCACCCGATCTGGTTGCGAGCGAGGAGAGCCAACAGCGTACAGTCGGCGTACCGAATCCTGAAGCGCAACCTACCGGACGAGCGCATCCCTGAACCGTGGGCGTCCAAGCTGAAGCATCAGCACAAGCCCCTGCGGACCACGAGTCAGTACACGAAGGGCAACAGCGACCCGCGCACGTTCGCTCGTCGCGAGCCCGTACCCACGGGTGCAGTCGAGTCCTTCGGGCCTGACACATACAAGCCAAGACGCAAGACGCGCAGACGCCCCGCGTACATGGGCACACTACACACCACCGTGAACCCCGAGCAGGTTTGCAAGTCCTGCGGTACCACAGAGTGCCGCACCCACTAATCCAAAAAACATTTTTGGAAAAGATTTCCAAGGAGGAGTGAGATGTACCAAGGTACCGAATCGCTGATTCTCGACCACGTTCAAAGGCGTGACAACTACATCCATGCGCATGTCATGGAGCCCGGAGGAAGGAACGACTACCGGGGGCGCGTGATCATTGAGATTCACCCTATGTACTACGAGGACGGTCCCGTTTCTGTCACCGTTCGGTCGGCAGCAGGTGATACGCTCAGGATCTTGAGGTTTCTGGGCGAGAACCCCGAAGTAGTGCGTACCGTAATCGCAAACACAATGGAATGGGAGGGGTGAGATGTTCGAGGACATCAATCACACAATTGAGTATTGGGTCAATTGGGTCGTTCGGCGCAACGACAGAGTTAAGGGTGCCACACCCTGCGTCATTGAAGTTGGTACTCGCGCGAACGGCGTGTATATCACGCTACCGAACGGCATCAAGGTTTCGATCCAATGGGGAACGGGTAACTACTGCGACCGCAGGGACGAGAGCATCAACTGGTGGAATCAGGATTACCACGATCCAAAGGGTTCCCGTACTGCCGAGGTGGCGATGTGGAACAAGTATGACGAGTGGTACCAACTATCGGACAGCGTGAAGCGACCCGGCCCTCCTCCTGCCGTTGGGCACCGCACGGTGGCTCATGTGCATGGGCTACTAGATAGAGCCCTTCGCTCTGAGGACTTCGCGCCTCTCTGGGACGTATGAGGTGCGCGGTCGCGGGGTGTAGACAGACCGTTCACCCCGTTCGGGTGGAGTGCGGGATATACACTTGCATGGCGCATGGCAACCACGCGAGGACGCAAGGCGTGATGATCCCGAGCAACGGCAAGTGTGGGATGACCCTGCAATTGATTCCGGGAGAAGCCAAGCATCTACAGGAGTTGATGAAGAAGCAGGTCCAACGAAACAGGATGTCCGGTTAATCCAAAAAACATTTTTGGAAAAAATTTCCAAGGAGGAGTGAGATGGGCATGGTTTACCGAGTAACCGATCTGATTGATCGGGTAGAGGCACAAGTCTACGAGCACGACGACCGCTACACCGTAAGTCTCGTGGATCTCGACAGCGGCGAAACGGCAGGCACCGTGACGTATTGGTATAATGGGAACCAGATCGTTGCGCTTACCAAAGCATTGGAGAAAGCCAACCATTTGTGCGCTCCCATTCCTGTCACCTTCGCTCGCATGAGTGAGGGTGTGCCCGTACAAGACCAGTTGATGAGACTAGCAATACTCACGCAGTACAAGGAGAACTACGGGGCACACGATTGGGATGGCGACGGTGAATGCCCACAGTACTGGAAAAGCAAGGGCGGCTACTGGTATGTGATTGAAGGCATACCCGAGGGGGTGTCCGCGTTTGACGCCCTCGCGTTGGCCCGAACCGTCATTCAAGCCGACAACGACTACTTCAAGGAGTACCCTGTGCACCATGAGGAGTTGATCGACGGGTGCAAGGACCCTTGGAATGAGTGGGAGGAGCCCAAACGCATTTCTTGGAGGGCGCTAAACGCTGATCCAGAAAAAATTTCTCAGTTTGGTATTGGGTTCGTTATGAACGAGCAGGACAATCAAGAGGAGGAGGTAGTATGATCAGGCTTTTCTCAGGCGAGAAAGTGGCGTTTTTTGGGAACGAAGATGAGTACCCAATGGAGTGCCCGGAGTGTGGATGCAGGGATGAGTTGTCGTGGGATGTCGTCGCAACAGTGTCGTGTGGAGACAGCAGGCCCTCTATGTACTGGACGGCATGGAAGCACTCCAACGCTAGGTGCCTCGAATGTGACCACGAGTCCACGATTGCGGAGTTTATGAAGCAGTACAATCAAGAGGAGGAGTGAGATGGGCAACGTTGAGCATGAGTCCAGAGACGGAGAGCACCGAATCCATGTCGTGAAAGGAAAGCTATTCTTTACAGTGATGGTAGACGACGAGGGGTTGGTAGTTGATCTGGAACGGGACGACGGCACGGATGCGGTAGAGGAAATCGTGTGTGTTCGGTGGTCGGAGGTCGCCTTTAATCTTGAAGCTGACAACAGGATCAACCGAATCCTAGATCTCGAATATTACGAGCAGGACTCACAGTAGCACACTCCAGAAATATTTTCTGGAAAACTTTTCCGTGGGCAATCCGCCCACCTATCACAGCGGCATTGGCCGCAAACGAGGAGATATCACAATGAGCATCGAAGAACTTCTGGCGTCCGCAAATCCTTACGCCGCAGACCAGATCGCATGGGAGCTTGAGATGGCGATTGATAGGTTCGAGCGATCCGTCCTTGATGACGACTGGCGAGATGCCCAGACAACCAGAGAAATTATCTCTACGCAGATCGCTGATCTGATTCGCTTGGCGGCAAAGCCCGAGGATGTGCCGTACAACGACTCCGAGATGTACGACCCCGCCCAGATCAGCCTCTTCTGATTCCCCCAAGAGATGTGTCAGTCTGACAAGGTGTCAGGTGTCAGAACACCGCCCATGAATACAAAAATATTTTTTGGAATTTTATTTCTTGCCATGGCGTGGCCGAGCGTCATTCACTCTCCAGAGGTACCCGAGGGTGGGGTAGAGGTCCCAGAGCCGTTAGAACGCGATTCTGGGCCTCTGGCGGCACATCTGAAGGGCGTCCGGTGGGCGTGTTCGGGTGACGGGTGCCTGAGTGAGAGTGACATAGATCGTCTTGCCGTAGAAATTTTTTCTCAGGCAGATGGCCTTGATTTAGATGTCGCCATGTTGGTTGGGATTCTCATGGTTGAGAACCCTTGGTTGGACTCTTTGGCAGTCTCTAGTGCGGGTGCCGTGGGCTTGTACCAAGTCATGCCCATGCACAGGGAGGCGTGGCCGGGGTGCGAGGACACAATAGAGACGGTCGTGGGCTCCGTTTGCCACGGCTCGTATATCATTCACGACTTTTTACAGAGGAGGGGCAGTCAAATTATGGCCTTGCTTGCATACAACGGATGCAGGGGAGGGCCATGCGAAGTGTACCCAGAAAAAGTTTCTGGATATTCAGATCAATTTCTCAATGAGGAGGAACCATGAGCGCGACAACTGTGTTGGACCCCGAAGT